CACCGTCAGCATTACAATCTGGTGATGTAATGGTTAGATATGGTGGTAATGGTTACGGAACAACAGGATTTGGTAGTGGTGTTGGTGTTGGTGGTGCATACATGCAGTATGTTGCCGCAGAAAACTTTACTGACACACAAAAAGGCACAAACATTGTATTTGCTAGTACACCAATTGGTTCTAATGCACTCGTTACAGCATTAACAATTTCTGGAAATACAGTAACCTTTTCAAATAACGTTTTCATTAACAACACCGAAACAGTAAACACAGTCATTGCAAATACATTTGTGTATGGTTCTGCTACTGCAAACTCTGGTGTAACACAATTAAGCAGCAAATCTACCGCAGTCACAGCAAATGGCATTTCTGGTCAGATTACAATGAATAATGCGACACTAAATTCTGGAACTGGTGTAACATTTACTGTCAATAACAGTTATGTACAACACGTATATGATATGGTTTTTGTTAGCTTCCAAAATGCAGGTAGTGGAAATTATCAAGTATGTGTTGCAAATACTAGAGTTGGTAGTTTTGACGTTAACGTATATAACGGCGCAAATGGTCCTTCAGGTAACAGAGGTGAAGCACTTGTATTGAATTGGTCATTAATTAGAGTTGGCAATTAAGAGATAAATACATCATGGCAAATAATCTAAATCAAAATTTACTCACATATTATGCACCAGTATCTCAGGTAGAACTTGAGTATTATATTCCTGTTGCGGTGATTCCACAAGGACCACAACTATCTCAAGCAATTTCTGTTGGTTCCCTTTATGCATTTTTGGGTCAAGAAGATTCGTGGCCAGTTATAAATGGTATTGAAACTCCAAGCCCACCGCAGCAAACAACTTCTTATCTGAAAAAAGTATTCAAGAACATGTTTGCTATAAAAAATATCGGCTCAAACAACTTGAGTCCTGTTATCCAAAGAATCAACTGGACAGAAAACACAGTCTATACTGCATATTCCGACACATTGAATCTACAAGAAAAAGATGAAAATGGTTTGTTGATATATCAATATTATGTGAAGAACCGTTATGACCAAGTTTTCAAGTGCTTGTGGAATAACAATGGTGGTCCTTCTACATATGAACCATACTTTGAACCTGGTTCATATGGCACAAACAACATCTATCAAAATGAAGATTTGTATAAGTGGAAATACATGTATACAATTGACTCTGGTGCAAAAAGGTCATTCATGGACTCAATTTGGATGCCAGTATTCATCAGTGCAAATACACCACAACCATACGGAACATCTGCTGGCGCAGGTAGTATTGACGTAATCAATGTTACAAATGGTGGTTCCGGCTACGATCCAATCAATCAATACATCACAGTTCAAGTTGTAGGTGATGGTACAGGTGCAAACGGTGTAATTACACCAGCACAAGTTGTTAACAATCAAATTGTTGACATTATTGTTCCACAGGGACAAGCAGGTCAGAACTATACCCAAGCAAATGTTGTTATAACTTCTTATACATCATCTAATCAAAAATATTTGGCACCAATCACATCACAAGCAACTGCAATTGCACCAACTTCTCCAGTTGGCGGTCATGGTTACGATCCAATTTCAGAATTGGGATGCAATCATTTGATGTTCTCTGTTGAGTTCAATGCCGATGAGGGTGGTGTTCTTCCCACTGATGGTGTTGTTTATCGTCAAGTTGGTTTGCTAACCGATCCATTGATTCTTACAGGAAATGGTCCACAATTTGCAAATAACTCTGTTTACAATCTAGCAACACAAGTTTTATGTGCTGGTGGTCTGGGTTCATTTGTATCAGATGAAATTGTAAACCAATATGATACAAGCACACCACCAAATTTATTATTTTCTGGCACAGTTTTATCATTCAATACATCAACCAACCTATTACAGCTAATAAATACGTTTGGTAGTTTTGTTGTTGGTCAGTCTATTACCGGTGCAACCTCAGGTTGTTCAAGAACGGTGTTTACTGTCACCGAGCCAACAATAATTCCATATTCAGGTTTGATTTCTTATATTGAAAACCGACAAGGTGTTCAAAGAAGTGAAGACGGTATTGAGCAGTTAAGATTTGTATTGGGCTATTGAGGGACTTTTTTACATATATACTCCATATAAGGAGTGTAAAATGTCATTAATTTATAAAGTCACAAATACATTAAATGGAAAAAATTATATTGGTTTCACCAGCAAAAAATTAAAAATAAGAAAATATCAACATAAACAGTTTGCACTAAAAAAAGAATCCGAACTTATATTACACAAAGCCATTCGCAAATATGGATGGGAAAATTTCAAATGGGAAGTAATTTATGAAAGTTGGGATGATGAACATTGTTTAACAATCATGGAACCTTTTTTTATTCTAGAGTATAATTCATTTGGTGAGAATGGTTATAATGGCGACAGGGGTGGTAAAAAAGGTATGTTGGGACTAAAAAGAAAACCTTTAACAGAAGAACAAAAAAAGAATATCAGTATTGCAACAAAAAAGAACGCCTTAAAGGGAAAAAACCACCCAATGTATGGCACCAAAGCCAATAAAAAATTCTTAGAATCAGCAAAAACTTCTATGTTAGGTAAAAAACATTCCGAAGAAACTAAGAAAAAAATGAGTGAAACTGCAAAAAATAAAATTAGAGAACATGGATCCGTAATGTTAGGTAAAAAACATTCAGAAGAAACCAAGAAAAAAATCAAGTTGAAATCAACGTGTAAGTGGGAACTATATGATGTCAAAACAAAACAATTTTTAACGATAAACGATTTAATGGAATATAGCATCATAAATAACATTAAATACAAAACGGTACACTCTTGGAAATACAAGATAGCAGATGGTCAACAGATACTAAAAAAGGTTAATTAAATGTCTCTAAATTTTGACACATATCCATACTACGATGACTTTGATCCAGGAAAAAACTTCCATCGTATTCTGTTCAAACCAGGCTACGCTGTTCAAGCCCGTGAATTAACACAGTCTCAAACAATTCTACAAAATCAAATCTCTGAGTTTGCTTCTGCAATTTATTCACAAAATACTCCTGTATCTGGTGGACAAGTTACAACAAACTTGAGTTGTTATTATTTGAAGTTAAACCCAACATTCAACGGTACAGCAGTAACCGCAGCAAACTTTGCAAACCAAGTTATCTTTGATTCCGAAACAGGAACTATTCTTGCACGTGTTATTGCTACTGTTGAAACAACTTCATCTGGAACAACCGTGGGTGATCCACCTACACTGATTGTTTCTTACATATCTGGTGGACAATTCACTGATGGTTTGACAATTCAGACAACAGGTTCCACACAATACTACGCAACTATTGCAAATTCTTCTACAACAACAGGTCCTTCTACGGGTCTTTCTTCTACAGCATCTGTTGCAAACGGTGTTTTCTATATCGTTAACGGTTACAACCTGTCAAATACTACAGGTCAGACATACTCAATTGGTAACTTTGTTGACGTAGCAAACCAAACAATCGTTCTAGACAAATACGGCAATACACCATCATATCGTATTGGTCTTCTATTAACCGAAACAATTCACGATTACATTGACGATTCTTCATTGTTGGATCCTGCTATTGGTGCATCTAACTTCCAAGCACCAGGTGCAGACCGTTATGTTCTTTCATTGTCATTAGTTAACTTACCATTGACACTAGGTAACGACCAAAACTTTATTGAATTGGTTCGTATTATCAATGGTCAAATCGTAAACCAAGTTGATGGCACCGTATATTCAACCATTGATGACTATTTCGCAAAACGTGACTATGAAACAAATGGTGACTACATTGTTAATGACTTTAGTTTAAAACCATCAGCAAACTCATTGGGTGTTGGTGCAAACTACGATTTGACAATTGGTAAGGGTATTGCTTATGTTCACGGCTATCGTATTGAAAATCAATCTCAACAGATTTTGACCAATCAAAGAGCAAGACAAACCAATACAATTCTTGAGGATGCTATTTACGTTGATTATGCAAACTATATTACAATTGACACAGTTGGTGGTATCTTTGACATTGGTCAAGTTCCACAAGTAACATTCCATTGCGTTGGTGCAGGAAACATTTCATCTCCAACAAACGGAGTGTCTGCAAACTCTAACACATACAACTCAACAGTTGTTGGTACGGGCTTCATAAGAAACCTACAGTATGTTTCAGGCTCTGGTGGCAACACTAAGAACTATGTTTACAACGCATACATTTCAGACTTTAGTGCAAATACTTTATCTGGAACTGCTACAAATTCTAGTACCGCAACAACTTTGGTAATCAATGATGCAGCCGATACATTCTCAACTACTGCAAATGCTTACTATGGTGTCACATTAACTGCAACCACCGGCGCAATCGTTGATGTGAGAACAGTTACAGGTTACTCAGTATCTGGTGCAACAAAAACATTTACTGTTTCTTCTGCAACACCATTCACTGTAACACCAACAACATCAACAACACTTACATTGAATTATAATACGACAGATATTTCATCTATTGTTATTGCAAATTCAAATTACTATCTAACAGCTAATGCAAATATTAACTTGTTTGGAAGAAATCAAGGTCTTCCAACTGGTGGAACAATTGTAAATGGTTTTGGTGCTCCCGAATTGATTTTCCCATTGGGTTATTCACATGTGGCGAATGTATCTTCAACAAGCTACTATTCAACCAGAATCTATCGTAACAAAACATTTACAGGTAATACACTAACACTAAGTTCCACATCTGGAAACAGCGGAAGTCCATTGAGATTTGAAGGTCCAACTTCAATTCAAACAGGAACAGTCAATCAACAAAACTTTATTGTTATCAATACTGCTACAGGCAATATTATTGACTTCACAACTTCTGGTAATACAATCACAATTTCTTCTGACCATACTGCTGCCACATTCACAACAAGTGGATATCCAACAGGTATGACTGTTGATGTTATTGCACAAGTTCAAGTTTCTAGTGCAGATTCATCAAGCTTTGTATTGAAATCTAAAAACTTGGTATCAGGCAATACAACATACGGTAGTTCTTCAATGACTACCGTAACATCTACTGCATCAGTTGACTTGAATAAGGGTCAAACATTAATCGGTAAAGCTGCTGTTACATACGGCTCAAAGATTTCTTTGTATGTAAACGATATTAAGAAGATTGCTAAAGTTTATGATACTGGTACAACAGGTGCTTCTATCAGCGGTGTTGCATTGTCGTCATTTACTGATGTTACAAATTACTATACACTAGACAATGGTCAAAGAGATAACTTCTATGACTTTGGTTCTGTGACATTGATTCCTGGTGCACCATTGCCATCTGGAAATATTTTGGTTGTATACAACTACTACTCACATACACAAGCGTCATCTGGTGACGGCTATTTCAGCATTCAATCATACCAGTCTGCAAATTCAACCTATGGTGGTGTTTCAACATCTCCTGAAGCATATGCACAGATTCCAGTATACACTGCAAAAGACGGTAATGTTTATAAACTATCCGATTGTATTGACTTTAGACCCGCTCGTCAAAATGCTCAAACAGGTTATATCTGGGAATATTCATCTGGAGCACAACCAACCGGAACAAGTGATATTGGTGTTTTGATTCCACAAAACTTGACCAACTTCCAATCCAACTATGGTTATTATTTGGGTCGCCAAGATAGATTGATCCTAACAAAAGATAAGAGTTTCCAAATCATTCAGGGTAATCCAGCAGTTAATCCATCACTACCTGCACAACCAACCGGATCGCTGTTATTGGCTAACTTGTTGCACGACCCATACACCGCATATGTTCCTGGTGAAGGACCTGCTGGTGCTGTATCCAATCTGTCCATCAACAAAGTCCTACACAAACGTTGGGCTAAGACTGATATCACAGACTTGGAAACACGTATCAACAATTTGGAATACTATACTTCATTGAGTCAACTTGAAGCATCTGCTGCTTCTACACAAGTTACTGACTTGAACGGTGTTGCTAGACCAAACTATGGTATCTTGGTTGATTCATTCAACTCTTATTCTACTGCCGACACGAACAATCCAGACTATCTGGCAAATATCAATGTAAGAACAAATTCATTGACACCATTGGCAATCGTTGACAACTTCCAATTACAAAATCCTGTTACTGTTGCAACAGTTGGTACATTGGGACAAACCAACACATATACAATCAACAATGTTGGTTCACAAACTTATGTGTTCACATTGCCATATACAACAGCAAATATCGCAGTTCAACCATTGGCAAGTAGCGCCGTTTCTGTTAACCCATTCTCTGTTGTCATCCAACAAGGTGTTGCACAACTAACACCTCCGATGGACAATTGGGTAGATAACAAGAAGGCACCAGCACTATTGGTTACAGACCCATCTATGCAAGTTTATCAAGCAACTGGTGGTGTTAATTTGACCAATGCTGGTGACTTTGCAACTATTCCAGGTACTTCAAGCGGTACATCAAGTTCAGTTAGTGTTGTGAACCATGGAACCATCTCCAATAGTCCATTCGGTGCAACTGTTGGTTATACAGCAACAACAACACAAACTTATGCAAGCCAAATCCAAAATACGACTGCATCTTCTTACAGTCCAGTATCTTCTACATTTGGTTCTAACAATGGTTACTTGACAAACATTGCTATTCTTCCATACATCAGACCACAACAAATTATTGTTCAAGCATCAGGTCTGTTAGTTAATACACCACTAACAGCATGGTTTGATGGAACAAATGTTGATGCTGATATCACTGCACCAAACACAATTGAATTGACAGGTGTATCTGGAACATTTAATGCAGGTGACATTGTTGGTTTCAATTTGACCGTCAGCGGAACAACATCTTTCTATCCTGTTGCTCGTGTAATTTCTGTTTACAACTATCAAAATGGTACACAAACAAGATTGTATGTTGCAGACATTATTGGTTTCCCAGGAACAGTTGGAACAACACAGTTGCAAAATGCATACTTTGATGTCAACGGTAACTATGTAAATTCTACCGCATCTGGAACAGTTTCATCCAATAGCGTTATCAATATTAATGCACAGGGTCAAATTGGTGGTATTGGTGGTGGCTACACAGTTGTTTCTGCTAATACATCATACTCCGGTAACTTGGTGATTGCACCTATCAGTTCTGCATATTGCTCATTCTTGAATCAATATGGTGTTTGGGGTGATTCCAACCAAAGCAGCACATACACCGCAAACTTAGCATTCCAATCAACCACAGCAGGAACATATACATTCACTGCTGCGGCAGATAATAATGCACAGTTCTATTTGAATGGCACATTATTGTTCCAAGTTGGTTCAAGTCCAACAGACTCAACAAGAGCAAACTATGGTCAAACAACCACATATACAACAACTCTAGCAGCAAACACAACTTATGCTATTAGCTGGACAGCATTTAACACAGGTGGTCCTGCCGCAGTTGGTCTATTGATTGCTGATCCTGCTGGTACTGATGTATTTGATACAAGAAATCCACCAACATTGACATATAACAATCCAGGTCAAGAAGTTATTATGCCCGGTGGTGGTGTTTGGTTAACAGGTGTGACACAAGTTAACCTTGGACCAAATGCTTCTACAATACCGAACTACTATGTTGGTTCACAAATCAATATTCACTCACAATATGTGTATCAACAAGCAGTTGCTGCATCATTCACACCACCTGCCGACTCACCAACTGGTGGCGGCGGTACAGGCGGTGACGGTGGCGGCGGCGATGGCAATAATAATAACAATGGCAATGGTAACCCCGGTGGCTGCGGTTGCGTTGTTGCAACTGAATTGGCTAAACAAAACAATGGCTGGTCTAAGCGTGATATGCTGCGTTTGATGAGTTGGTCATTCAACGAATTGGATAATTCTTCAATTGGTAACATTATTCACAAAGGTTATCAAATTGTTGGTCCTAAATTCTTGCTAACAATCGTTAAAAAACGTGACACTGTTGCCGCAAAATATATCAAGTGGTCTTTTAATGAAGCCACAAATATGTTGAGAGGTAAGAAATACAATCCAGCTTCTGTTCTAAATACTTCTGCTTGGATTGTAGTAATGATTGTAGCTGGTGCACTTTCTGTTACTAAAGAATCACTTACAAGAAATTGGAAAAAATAAATGACAGTAGCAACATATTCTAGTTTATATAATTACACAGCAAACATTATTGCTTATAATGCGACAACAGGAGTAGCAACACTTGATGCTCCTGTAAACATCTCTTTAGGGACAAATGCATATAAGGGTTCTGTTGTTTCTTATTATGGTATTCAAGGTACAGCAACAAGTGTGGCAGCAGCAATCAGTTCTGGAACCACACTACCGCAACTATCATCTGATGAGGGTGGTAATTTTGTGGGTATCTTTAATGTTCCACCTAGCAAGTTCCAAACAGGCACCAGAGTGTTCCGTGTTGACAATAGAACTGTGATGACTGATGAAACTACTGCAACAACATATGCAGAAGCAACATTCACAGCATCAGGTCTATCTTCATCATCTCAAGCATTAGATTTTGCTCCTTCTGTTGATGCTTCTGGTCAAACATTTACACAAGTAAGTGCATTGGCAAATCAATTGATTAGCACAATCACAACATATTCACCATACGATCCTGTTGCACAGACATTCTTGGTCTCACAAGCAAACTTCCCAAATGGTGCATTCTTAAATTCTGTCAAGTTATTCTTTGCTACTATACCAACATCTAGTGAACAGATTACAGTTTCTATTGTTCCAACATTGAATGGTTATCCAAACGGTGCAGCATTGAATTATTCAACTGTTACATTGTCACCAAGTCAGTGTAAGACAAATTCTTCACCACATTATTTGGATCCAAACTCATATACAGAGTTCCAATTCTCTGCACCAGTTTATATTCAACCAGGTGTTTTGTATGCCATTTTGATTAAGGCAACTTCTCCACAATATACACTGTATTACGCACAACAAAATCAAACGGCTATACCTTCTACTGCAAAGGCAAATCCGTCAGATACAAACCCAACAAACCCAACTAAGATTGGTAGTGCACCATATATCGGTGCATTGTTTGAGTCTCAAAACTCCATCACATGGACTGCTGACCAAACTAAAGATTTGATGTTTGTTATTGACCATTGTGTATTCCAAACAACAACATCAACAGTTCCGTTCACTGTACCAAAGAGATTGCCATATAAGAAGTTGGGTCAACACGATTTGTTGCATAAGATTGATCCAAATAGCGTACCGAACGTTAGAGGTAACTATGCCGGTAATACAAGAATTGATGCAATCAACGTTTCAACCACAGATTTCACACCAACTGGCACAGGTATCAACTACACATATAGTGCAACATTGAGTTCCGGTGTATCTACAGCACCAGCGGCAATCAATCCAGGTAAACTAGGTTCTCCAGCACCAACAAACGTTGCTTTGAATGATGGATTGGGTGAACGTAGATTATTCACATCATCAAATTCATCTTTTGCACTAAATGCAACAATGTCCACAAGTGATCCAAATGTATCACCAATTATTGCGGACGATGGAGTTAGCTTATATGCTGTTCGTTATGTAATCAATAACATGGGCATTGGCAATAATGTTATCAATATTGTAAGTGGTGGTAGTGGTTATAACGTGCAAACTGCATCAGTAACAATTACAGCACCAGACATTGTTGGTGGCGTAGCACCATCTCTTGGTTTCACCGCAAATTCAACTGGTGCAATCACTTCACTTTATGTGATTAGTCCAGGTTCTGGTTATCTAACATCTCCAACCATTTCTATGTACGACCCAACAACAAGAAGTGGTAATGCAAATGCTGTTTTCTCCGTTCACGGTGAAACAGGCTCAACAGGCGGTAATGCCATTGCAAAATACTTTACCAAGAAAGTTGTATTGGCTCCAGGTAATGATTCTGGTGACCTTCGTGTCTACTTGAGTGCTTACTGGCCACTAGGTACTGGCATTTATGTCTACTACAAAGTTTTGAGTTCACAAGATACAGCAACTTTTGAATCTGGTAACTGGCAATTAATGACATGTATCAACAATTACAACGTGTTCTCAACATCAATGAACAATTTGATTGAATATGAGTTTGCTCCAGGTGTTTTCAATAACAATCAAGCAAACAATAACATTTCTTATACAAATGTAAACGGTCAAACTTATACATCATTCACACAATTTGCTATTAAAGTTGTGATGGCAACAAGTGATAACACAAATGTTCCATCAATAACATCATTACAAGCAATCGCTTTGCCACCAGGAACAGGAATGTAATATGGCTTTAGTTAGAATTCCTAATACAAATTTGATGAGAGACACCAACAATATGGCTCTTTTGCCTATTGACAACACTCAAAAAAATGATTATCAGGCTAAGCTTAGAATGGTAAAAGTCCAAAAAGAAGAAATAAATAAAGTAAAGTCGGAAATAGAAGACATCAAAAATGATGTTGGTGAAATCAAGACATTGCTACAACAATTAATAGGTAAAATCTAATGGCAAATACCGTTCCAGTCGTAAGTTATGCAAATACTTTTGGTGATTTAATTGCTTCAAGTATAGCACAATCAGGCGAACTTAACACTCTAGGATTCTTAAACTACACCAAACCAACAGGAACATTGATTCTTAATGGTACTGGTTATGGTGTAACTGTTGCAAATAACGCATTGATTTCTGGTGCACTTCAAGTTCAAGGTGTCGGTTCTTCTGGTTATGTTCAATATAACTTGACTGTTGGACCTACTATCCAAGGCGGCGGTGTTGGTGGTTCATTATATCTGAATACTATCAACAATGCAAACGTCAGTATGTATGTTGGTGGTCAATCATACATGAATGCATCTGTTTGGATTGCCAATACAGGTATTCCTGCTCTATATGTTGCTGGTAATACAGTTCACACTGGTTACATGAGCATCACTGGTAATACATGGATATCTGGAAACACTTGGATTGCAGGTAACACCAATATTGCAAACACTTTGTATGTAACAAACAACATCATTGGTTCTGCAAACGCATCTATCAATTACAATGTATTTGCATCTGGTGTTCAAGCAAACGTTAGTGTAATCACAAACACATTGCAGTCTAACGTAAACATCGTTACTGGTTTCTTACAAGCAAATACAAATCTTTACACAAGTAACGTTGTAGCAAATACAACAGTTGTTACTGGTGTTCTACAAGCAAACACCAACACATATACAAACAACCTCTTGGCTAACACCACCGTTGTCACTGGTGTGTTGCAAGCAAATACTAATACTTACACTAATAACCTGTTGGCTAACACCACCGTGGTTACTGGTGTGCTTCAGGCTAATACAAACACATATACCAATAACTTATTGGCTAATACGACTGTAGTTACTGGCATTCTACAGGCAAATACCAATACATATACAGCAACATTGGTTGCAAACAATACAGTTGTTACTGGTGTTCTACAGGCAAATACTAATACTTACACCAACAATTTGTTGGCTAATACGACTGTTGTTACCGCTTCTTTACAAGCAAACAATAATGTATACACCAATAACCTATTGGCAAATACTGTAGTAACAACTGCTACAGTCCAAGCAAATACATTGGTTAACACAGCAAACTTGGTTGCTACTGCAATTTCTGGTGCAAACGCATACATTAATAACGTACAAGCAAATACAAGTGTTACAACAACCACACTTACTGCAAATACATTAATCACATCACCAAATGTGGTTGCAACTTCCGTTTCTGGTCCGTTTGCTTATCACAATTTAGTTCAAGCCAATACTTCTGTGTTGACTTCAACAATACAAGCAAACAATAGCATTGTTACAGGTTACTTACAAGCTAACAACAATATCTTTACCAATAATGTATTAGCTAACACAACTGTTGTTACAGCTTCTTTACAAGCAAACAATACTGTTTTCACCAATAACTTGCAAGCGAATACGGCAGTTACAACAGGAACTGTTACAGCAAACACATTGGTTAATACTGCAAACTTGGTTGCTACTGCAATCTCTGGTGGTGCGGCATACATCGGTACAGTTCAAGCTAACACTTCTGTAGTAACTGGTACACTCCAAGCCAATACAAGCGTGTTGACTGGAACAATTATAGCAAACACATCTATTACTACACCTAATGTTGTTGCTACTGCAATTTCTGGTGGTGCAGCATACATTGGTTCAGTTCAAGCCAATACATCTGTAACCGCAAATACATTGGTTGCAAACACATTGATTACATCACCAAATGTGGTTGCTACTGCAATTTCTGGTTCTACATTGTCTTACAATACAATCCAGGCAAACACATCTTCAAACACTTCTGTTGCTAATGCATATACATTGAGTGTTGCTGGACCATCTTATGTTAATACTGTAAGTGCAAATGGTGCAACATGGGCTGGCGGTACTTCAACTGTTAATGCATTAGTTGCAAATAATACTGTACAAGTTGGTTCAAACCTAACAGTTTATAGCAACATTAATGCACTAACCGGAACAACAACAACAAATAATATTGTTGCAAACGTTTCTAGTTTATCTGGTGCAAGCTACACCAATACATTACAAGCAAATACTTCTGTGTTGACTGGTACTATCACAGCAAACACATTAGTAACTGTTCCAAATTTTACTGGCACCACATCTAGTATTTCTGGTGCTGGTTATGTTAACACATTACAAGCAAATACTTCTGTATTAACTGGTACTGTTACAGCAAACACATTAGTAACTGTTCCAAATTTTACTGGCACCACATCTAGTGTTTCTGGTGCTGGTTATGTTGGTACGTTACAAGCAAATACAAGTATTTTAACCGGTGCTATTGTTGCTAATGGTGCAATTCAATCTGTTGGCCAAAGCGTATCTGGAAACTCTTATATTTCATATGTTAATGCAAACACCAGCGTAACAACACCATCATTGACTGTTACAACAATCAATGCAAACAATAATAACCAAGGTTCAGCATATTTCAATCAAGTTAGTGCAAACAACTTAAGTATTGCTGGCAATTTTACGATTAATGGTTCAACCGTTTACAACGGAACAACCTTCACCTTGTCTGCTGGTTCTCCAATTGCTACAATAGCAGCATTTGCTGTTAATAGAGGTCAAGGTGCAAATGCTACGATTCAATGGAGTAACACCAATAACTATTGGGCTATTCTAGACGTTAATAATCCAACAGCATTGACACAATATTCGCAAATTATGACTGCGAATATGATTAGCACAAGCACAACATCTACAAGTACAACAACTGTACCTGCAAGCATAGTTACAACCGGTGCTTTTATTCAAGCCAACTCCGCATATGCATCACAGAACACAACTGGTTCATATGCAAACAGTGCATATTCTCAAGCAAATACTGCATTGAATTATGCAAACTCTGGTGGAATTTATGCTAACGGTGCATTCATACAGGCTAATGCCGCATTTGCTCAAGCAAACAATGCTGGATTATATGCACAACCAGCTTTCAATCAAGCGAATGCTGCATTTGCTGCTGCCAACGTAGGTAAAACATTAGTAGTATCTGGTGGCACTATTAGCGGTGACACAACTATTACAGGTAACGTTGCTGTAGGAAAAACTGTTACGATTGCTGGTAACTTGATTGTTAGCGGTACATCAACATTCATTCAACCTGCAACAATTCAATCTACCAGTTCATTGCTAGAACTTGCTGCTAACAACACCGGCGATTCAGTAGATATTGGATTCTATGGTCAATATAACTATGTAAGTCCAACCAATTCTTCTTATACAGGTCTTGTAAGAAAAGCTGGTGCAAACTATTATTTGTACCAAGGCATTACAACAATTCCTACATCGGCAAGCGTTGGAACAATTACAAGTGCAAACTATGCTACTTTATATGCAAATATCAATGCATCAACCGTAACAACAGGATCAGTATCTGCATCTGGAACAGTAACAGCTGCCACATTTAGTGGTTCTGGTTCGGGACTAACTGGCACCGCATCTTCATTGACTGCTGGTGCTGTCAGCTCCATAACATCTGGACAAGTTACTTCTGCTTTGGGTTACACACCATACAACTCAAGTAATCCAAATGGTTACATCAGCGGAATTACATCAAGTAATGTTACTGCTGCTTTAGGTTATACACCTTATAACTCAAGCAATCCAAATGGTTACATCAGCGGAATTACATCAAGTAATGTTACTGCTGCATTGGGATATACACCACTAAGTTCATCTAGTTCAATTTCTGGTTCTAACGTGAGTGGCAACATCTCTGGCAATGCTTCAAACATTACTTCTTACACCATCAACCAAAGTGTTGGTACAGGCAATACACCAACCTTTAACGGACTAACAACAAACGGTAATATTGGTAATAGTTCACAAAGTGGTTGGGCTTTGTATTGGGGTAATATTGGTGCAAATGCTGGTTCAAAAATTTATGATAATGCTCAATTGCATATTTGGACCGATGACAACACCTATTTTGATTCCACAGGTGGTTCTAATTGGTATTGGACTGCCGGCGCATCATCTTCTGCCTCGGGCACAACGATTGCACACTTGGATGGTTCAGGTAATTTTACAATTAACGGAACATTCTATGGTTCTGGTGCAGGTTTGAGTGGTCAATATGGTGGTACAATTTCATCAAGCCAAGTTACTTCTGCTTTGGGTTACACACCATACAACTCAAGTAATCCAAATGGTTACATCAGCGGAATTACATCAGCGAATGTTACAAATGCATTGGGTTACACACCATATAACTCAAGCAATCCAGCAAGCTATGTTTCTTCTGGTGCAAACATTTCTGTATTCACAAATAATGTAGGATATATTACAGGTTCCGCATTGAATGGTTATGCAACACAGTCATATGTGAACAGCCAAGGTTTCATCACAAGTGGTGCTTCAATCTCTGGTACTGCATATAACATTACACAATATACGATTAACCAAAACTTGGGCACAGGCAATGGTGTAACACATGCTGGATTGTATATTAGTGGCGACACACAAGTTGATGGTAAAATGTATTTGAAAGGTTCTGGTGATAACACCGACCCAATTTACATCACCAAAAATGACTTAGCATCTAACTTGTCCGAATTGGCTCATTATGTTGGTGATGATGGTTCCGGTTCAACAATTGGTGCACCGAGTGGTACAGGAACAGATTACATGTCTATTCGTGCAACCAATGATGGTATCCACCACCTATGGGGTACAGACGGATCATATGTTGCAGGTGGCAACATTACTGCATACGGCAGCATCAACACCAACTCACAATTCAATGGTTCTGGTGCTGGTCTAAGTGGTTATGCACCTAGTTTGCAAGTTAACTGGGGCAACCTAGTAAGCAAACCATCAAACTTTGTGTATAGCGATGGTGGTACATACAACATTAACATTGTTGGTAATGCTAATTACGTTGGTGGTTTATCTGTTGCAACTGGTCGCAACAATGGTGCAAATCAAGTTGTTCGCACTGATGGTAGTGGTTACATCCAAGCAGGATACATTAACTCCAGCAATGGTGACGAAAACAATTACTCAAGTCCTGATAGAGTTTGGGGCACCAATGGTTCAGACAGTTATATGCGTACCTATCACACAGCATCATTAAGTGTTGGATATGCATCTAGTGCTGGTAGTGTTGCATGGACTAGCGTAAGTGGTAGACCAACAGACTTGAGTTCATTCTCCAATGGTCCTGGTTACATCCAAAATAACAGCGGTGGTACATACAACATTAGTATTAGTGGTAATGCTGGATATGCATCTTCCGCTGGTTCTGCTGGTTATGCAACTTCTGCTGGCTCCGCTAGTTCTGCAACAAATGCAACTAATGCAAGTTACTCAAGCACAGTTGGTATCAACTACAACAATGGTTCAAACTCCACATATCAAGTACTTTGGGGTAGTGGTAACAGCGTATATGGAAATAGCACACTTATAATTAATCCAAGCAACGGTACATTGACCGCTTCTGGAAGTATTACTGCTTTCTCTGATGCAAGATTGAAATTCAATGTTAAGACTATTGAAAATGCGTTGGACAAGACATTGAAATTGCGTGGTGTTACATATGAAAAAGATGGTGCTAATGGCATCGGTGTTATCGCACAAGAAATTCGTGAAGTTCTTCCTGAAGTTGTTGTTGAAAATGACGATGATGACAAAACATTATCTGTTGCATATGGTAACGTTGTTGGTTTATTGATTGAAGCCATCAAAGAATTGAAAGCTGAAATTGACGAACTAAAGAAAGGTAAATAAAATGGCCGCAAGTTATACAGACCAATATCTGGAACAAGGTACCACATTTACCAATCAGTTGACATTGACAGATTCATATGGTAATCCATACAACCTGACTGCTTTTACCATAAACAGTCAGGCTAAAAAATCATATATTTCTTCCAATGTTGCATTTCAATTCACAGCAACAGTTGCAAATGCGGTAAACGGTATTGTAACTTTATCTTTACCATCTGGTACCACATCAACTATTCCATACGGCAATTATGTCTATGACGTTATCATTACCGACCCATATGGTGCGGTAACCCGTGTACTGGAAGGACAAGTTTATGTATCTCCAGGTGTAACAAACATTACGACAGCATATGGTACTGATGCATAATGCCAATCGTTACCGTATCAAGACCTAGCCCAATCAATGTAAGCGTTGGGGGAAATCAGAAGTTCAATGCTAATTTCTCTCAAAACGCAGCCATTTCTGCGGCTATTGTTAATCCAGTAAATGAAGAACGTGTACAAGCATCTACAATATTTGTAGGTTATTCTGGTGCAAATACTGGTAATGGTGGCGGTGGTTCTGCAAATGTCAACATCATTAACGATAACACCTCAGATGTTACCGGCTTCATTAACTTTACATACAGCACATCTGGTGTAGCAAATAACTTATATACATCAAGTCCAAATCTAACCTATGTTCCACAAACAGGTATTTTGGGCTTTGAAGGTTATAGTATAAGTAACATCTCTGAAGTTACATCAAACACTTCTTTTCTAAGTAACGCAAACACAACATATACAATAGACTCCTTTTCAGGTCTAACATATAGAAGTGCTTTCTATCAAATTCAAATTGAAAGTGATGGTAACTTTGAAGTCTTGAATTTAAATGTTGTAAATACGGATACCGGAGTCGTAATAACACCATACAATGTAACATATAATAATTTTCCACTTGGTAATTTCAATGCTGCTCTGATAAATAATATCATTGTGGTGTATTATACTCCACTATATGTGGGAACAAATGTTACCTACATTAGAAATTTGCTTACCAGATTAGAACTTCCTTTCCCATCTGGAAGTTTGGGCTTTGATTTGGATCCCGCAACAGTATTTTATGACATGGGATACGATGCATCGGCAGTCACACTGGTATATGATTATGGATACGTTTAATAAATACAGAGTATTCTAAGAATTAAGGTTCAATAATGTCAACGCAATTACAATTAAGAAGAGGCAACACAGCGCAAACAGCGGTATTTACTGGTGCTGTTGCTGAGGTTACCGTTGATACGGACCAAAACGTAGTTACAATTCACGATGGTGTTACAGCAGGTGGTCACTACGTTTCTTCATTGGCTTTTGCTAATGCCGCATTCAATACTGCAAATACAGGACTAGCAATTGCAATCTCCGCAAATACTACAGCAATAGGCGCACAATCAACAGCCGTAGGTGCAGCCATTGCAGTTCAAGTTGCACAAAATAGTGCAAATGCGGCTTTTCTACAAGCAAACTTGGCATATGCTTCCGCAAATTATGCTCTACCTGCATTTGCACAGGCTAATAGTGCCGCTTTGTATGCTAATGGTGCATTCATTGAAGCTAACTCCAGTTTTATACAGGCTAATGTTGCATATAATCAAGGAACTTCTGCTTATGCTGCGGCTAATGTGGCTAGTGGTTCAGCAAATACCGCATTGGCTCAAGCCGCTTTGGCATTAATCTATGCAACCAATACTGGTTCTTATGCAAATGGTGCCTTTGTACAAGCAAATGCAGCATTCAATCTCGCAAATACTATTGCTGCTGGACCAATTGATAACGTTGCAAGAGCAACCGCAAACGCATCATACAACCAAGCAAATGCCGCATTCATTCAGGCAAATGCAGTTTTTCAATATGCAAACACACTAAGTCCAGCAGACAACGTTGCTAGGTCAACCGCTAATGCAGCATTCATAGCTGCTAACGGTGCTTTTGTGCAAGCCAATGGTGCTTTCGTCCAAGCTAATGCTGTATATACATTAGCAAATACTCATACCGCTAATATTACCAGTGCAGCCACATATGCTAATGGTGCATTCGTACAGTCAAATTCAGCATATGCTTATGCTAATACTTTGGCATCTGGTGGTGTCTACGCAAATGCTGCTTTTTCTGTTGCAAATTCTGCATCAGTGTACGCTAACGGTTCGTTCGCTCAAGCAAATGCTGCATATGCATTGGCAAATACATTATCAGCAGGTTCAACCGATAATTATGCGAGAGCAACCGCTAATGCTGCTTTCTTACAAGCAAACTCTGCATATACACAAACAAACTTAATTTTTGGTTTTGCAAACACAATTGATAACATTGCTATTAGTGCACAATCTAATACAATTTTGTTGCAAGGAGTTGATGCGACACAAAACACAAACATCAACTCAGCATTTTCAGCAGCAAATTCTTCAGGTGTATATGCAAATGGAGCATTTACACAAGCAAACACAGCATATAATTCTCAAGTTACTACAGGAACTTATGCCAATGCGGCATTCACAGTAGCAAATTCTGCATCATTGAATGCGACTGCGGCATTTATACAAGCAAATGCGGCTTATACATTTGCCAATACTTTAACCGCAAATATTACAAGTGCATCTGTATATGCAAATGGTGCTTTCACACAGGCTAACGGCGCATTCACGTTTGCAAACACTCTAACAGCAAACATCACCAGTGCTGCCACTTATGCCAATGGTGCATTCGTACAGGCAAATAGTGCATTTACATTTGCCAATACTTTAACCGCCAACATCACCAGTGCATCTGTATATGCTAATGGTGCTTTTGTTCAATCTAATGCATCTTTTGGTCAGGCAAATAGTGCCGCAACATATGCTAATGGTGCTTTTGTACAAGCTAATGCATCATACGGTTCTGCAAATACAACAGGTGTATATGCCAACAGCGCATTCACACAGGCTAATTCAGCATTCTTGCAGGCAAACTCTGCATATGCATTGTCAAATACATTCAGTGCAAATATTGTTAGTGCGGCAGCATATGCAAATGGTGCTTTTGTACAAGCCAATGGTGCTTTCCTGCAATCCAATGGTGCTTTTGTGCAGGCAAATGGAGCATTCTTACAGGCTAATTCTGCTTATGGTTATGCAAACACACTAAGTGCTAATATTTCTAGCGCAGCTTCTTATGCTAATAGTGCATTCATTGAAGCCAATTCAGCATACACACAAGCGAATGCATCGTTTACATTTGCTAACACACTAACTGCTAATATTACCAGTGCAGCCACATATGCTAACGGTGCATTTGCACAGGCTAACGCCGTATATCAACTAGCAAATACATTGGTTTCTAGTTCTATTGATGGATATGCTAGAGCAACCGCAAATGCTGCATTTATTCAAGCCAATAGTTCATACTCATTTGCCAATACTTTAACCGCAAATATTACCAGTGCATCTGTATATGCAAATGGTGCATTTGTACAGGCTAATGCTGCGTTTACTTTTGCAAATACTTTGACAGCAAATATTACCAGTGCATCTGTATATGCAAATGGTGCATTTGTACAGGCCAACGGTGCATTTACGTTTGCTAATACCTTAACAGCAAATATTGCTAGTTCTGCTACTTATGCTAATGGTGCATTTGGTCAAGCAAATGCATCTTATGGTCAAGCCAATAGTGCTTCATTGTATGCTAACGGAGCATTTGTACAAGCAAACGCTTCTTATCAATCTCAGAACACCACCGGTTCTTATGCAAATTCTGCATTCTCTGCGGCAAACTCAGCAGGTTCATATGCAAATTCTGCATTCTTTACTGCAAATAGTAAACTATCAACATCTGGTGGCACTGTTACAGGTAACGTAACAATTAATGGTGGTTTGACTGTTACTGGTAATATCAACTTCACAGGTAACGTAACTTCTTATACAGTTACAGGCAATACTGGTGAGTTCTTTGGTTATGCAAGTAACGGTTTCAATGCATTATATGCTGGCATTCCAACAGGTTTCCTAGTTGAACCGCAAACAGTAACGCAATTCACCAGTAACTATAACGGTTATGCTGGATTGAATATGCAAAATATCAATAGCGGCAACAATGCTTCTTTTGATATCTTCATTACACCAGATAACGGAACACCAAACGATACATTCCTAGACTTGGGTATGGGTAGTAGTACATACTCATATCCTGGTTACACAATGATTGGACCAAATGACGGTTACTTGATTGCTTATGGTAATACAAGTACTGGCGGCGGTAACATGATTATTGCTACAGGTGCACCAAACGACATTATCTTTACTGCAAACGGTGTTAATACTGGTAATGAAATAGCAAGATTTAAGAATAATGTTGGTTTGGTAATGAAGAATTTACCAATCAAATTTGCTGATGGCACCTCACAAAATACTGCTGCGGCACCTTTTGCATATAGTAATGTAATTTATATACAAGCCAACTCTGCATATACACAGGCAAATGCTGCATTTGTACAATCTAACGCCGCATTTGGTGTTGCAAATTCTGGTGCTTCATATGCAAACTCTGGTTTCAGTGTAGCAAACTCGGCAGCCACATATGCCAATGGTGCTTTTGTACAAGCTAATGCGGTATATACACTGGCAAATACACACACCACAACTATTAGTAGTGTATTCACACAAGCTAATAGTGCTTTCTTACAAGCTAACGGAGCATTTGGTCAAGCCAATAGTGCCGCATCATATGCAAACAGTGCATTTACAACAGCAAACAATGCTCTACCAAATACTGGTTCCACAATCACTACAACAGGTACTGCAAGAGTTGTAATTCCAAACACAACACAATCTTCATCAGCAGCAACTGGCGCATTGACAATTTCTGGTGGTTTAGGTGTTACAGGTAACGTTTTCAGTACAGGTATCATAAATATAAATTATACAGGTTCTGTTGGAAACCAAAACACTGCAACAGTATTAGGTGGTTCTAATACTAAAGGCGGTATTGGTTATTCAGATTTCTTGTTAGCAACAAACTACTCAGCCGGTGCTAACAACATAAACAAATATTTTAGATTAGACAGTAATGGTCAGTTGCAGATTATCAACTCTGCATATAATAACAACATCTTCAATCTAAATGATACTGGTGTATTTACAGTACCATATTTTAGTGGTGTTACATTGTTACCTGGTGGTGGCGGTGTAATTACTTTTGCTGACGGTACAACACAATCAACATCCGCATTAGGTTCTGCAACAGACCAAATAGCAAGAAATATTGCTAATGCTGCATTCTTACAGGCTAATGGTGCATTTGCACAAGCTAATGGTTCTTTTGGTCAAGCCAATAGTGCTGCCTTGTATGCTAACGGTGCTTTCATTCAAGCTAATGCTGCATTTACATTATCAAACACATTTACTGCAAACATTACGAGTGCGGCAACCTATGCTAATGGTGCATTTACTCAAGCGAATACGGCAACCAATAACGCAGCAGGTGCTTCACTATATGCAAATGGAGCATTTATACAAGCAAATGCAGTATATACACTGGCGAATACTTATACTGCAAATATTGCAAGTGCCGCTTCATATGCTAACAGTGCATTTACTCAAGCAAACACAGCAGTTAACAATGCTGTCGGTGCATCTTTATATGCAAATGGTGCTTTCATTCAAGCTAATGCGGCATATGGATTTGCAAACACATTAACAGCTAATATTACAAGTGCAGCAACCTATGCTAATGGTGCATTTACGTTTGCTAATACCTTAACCGCTAATATTACAAGTGCAGCAACCTATGCTAATGGTGCTTTTGTACAGGCGAATGCTGTATATGCGTTAGCTAATACTCTCACAGCAAATATCACCAGTGCGGCAACTTATGCAAATGGTGCTTTCACGCAGGCAAATACGGCAACCAATAATGCTGCTGGTGCGTCTTTGTATGCAAATGGTGCTTTTGTACAAGCGAATGCTGTATATACCCTAGCAAATACACAAACTGCCAATATTACAAGTGCAGCCACATATGCAAATGGTGCTTTTGTACAGGCGAATGCTGTATATGCGTTAGCTAATACAACATCAAATACAGGAACTGCTGCATTTATTCAAGCCAACTCAGCATATACACAAGCAAATACTGCTACAAACAATGCGGCAGGGGCTTCTCAGTATGCTAATAGTGCTTTTGGTTATGCTAACTCAGCTTACACACAGGCAAATACTGCAACAACAAATGCATTGGCTGCAAGCACATATGCCAATGCTGCATACACTCAAGCAAATACTGCAACTACTAATGCATCGGCAGCAAGTTCTTACGCCAACAGTGCATTTACTCAAGCGAATACTGCAACTACAAATGCTTCAGCGGCAAGTTCATATGCTAATAGTGCATTCTTGCAATCTAATGGTGCATTTACACAAGCAAACTCTGCATATGCTAAAGCAAATACAGCAGTAACATCAGTTTCTGGAACATCAGGACAAATCAGTTCTACTGGCGGCACAACACCAACTGTAGCATTGGTTACAACTGCTGTAACCGCAGGCACATATGGTGGTTCTACTGCAATTCCAGTCATCACATTTGATGCATATGGTCGTGCAACATCAGCAGCAAACACATCAGTTTCTACCACAATCTCTCTTGCGGGTAACTCTGGTTCTGGTTCAGTCTCTGGTGGTGGCACATTAACAGTAAGTGGTGGTACCGCAATATCAACATCAGTTTCCGGTAGCACAATTACAGTTAACAATACTGGTGTAGCATCATTCAACACAAGAACTGGTGCAGTTACATTGTCATCGTCAGACGTTACAGGTGCATTGGGTTATACACCAGTTTCAACTACTGGTAGTTCTGTTTCTGGTTCATTCACTGGTGCAACCACATTCTCTGCTGCAAACATCAATGCAACAAATGGTTCAGTTACATTCACCAGAAGTACCAACCAAACAGTAACATCTTCAACAACTCAAACTGCTGTAGATACATTTACTGCAACCACATATCGTTCTGCCAAGTACATTGCACAAATGACTTCTGCTGGTACATATCACGTCATTGAATTGTTGTTGATGCAAAATGCTTCTTCTGCATACATCATTGAATATGGTGAAATCTTTACTGGTTCTTCATTAGGTTCTTTTGATGCTTCTGTTTCTGGTGGTACAGTAAGTTTGTTGTTTACTGCCACAACCGCCAACTCTACTACTATAAATATCGTAAGAGATGCAATAAGCGTTTAATACTTGAGAGGTATATTATGAAGGGTGAATGGAGTTATTGGCCTGGTGCGTTTACACCAGATGAGTGTGCTAAGATTTTAGAAGATGGTCTGAAAATAGAATCAAAAGATGCTGCACTAGGTGTATCTGGTATGTCTGAAACCACAGACACAAGTTATCGTAGAAGTAAAACCAGATTCATTTATTCTAATGACCCAACTTTTGAATGGTTATTTGACCGTATCTGGAAGATGGGCATTCAGGTCAATCGTGAATGGTTTAATTTCCACATCACAAATCTATCATACATCCAGTTGGCAGAGTATGATGAATCATATCAAGGTGAATACAAGAAACACCAAGATGTATTCTGGATCAACAACGACCAATACCACAGAAAACTTACTTGTCTGATTCAATTGACAGACCCAAATGAATATGAGGGTGGTGCATTTGAGGTCTATGATTTGACACAATATCCAGATGCAAATGCCATTAGACAACAAGGTACAGCAATCTTTATTCCATCTTTTGTAACACATGCAGCATTACCTGTAACAAAAGGAACAAGATACAGTCTTGCAGTTTGGTTTGAAGGTCCAAAATGGGTATGAGATTTCATGTTCTTGGAATTCCACATACAGTAACATCTAAAGAGTTCAATGCGTGTGCTTATACTGCTAAAGTTTTAAAATTCTGTAAGATGATGACTGAACGTGGCCATACAGTAATCCACTATGGCCACGAAGAATCGGATCCAATTTGTACTGAACATGTCACCGTACTAAGTTCAGACGATTGGAAGAAGTCCTATGGTGACCACGACTGGCGCAAACACTTCTTTAAGTTTGACACCAACGACCATGCATATACCACATTCTACAAAAATGCAATTGAAGAAGTTGGTAAAAGAAAACAACCAAACGATTTTATTCTACCATTTTGGGGTGCAGGAGTAAGACCAGTCTGTGATGCACATCCAGATTTGATTACGGTGGAACCTGGTATTGGTTATGCTGGTGGTCATTGGGCTAGATTTAAAATCTTTGAATCATATGCAATCTATCATGCATACTATGGACTGAATTCTGTTGGTACTTGTATGCAAGACTGGTACGATGTGGTGATACCAAACTATTTTGATTTGGATGATTTTGAATATAGTGCAGAAAAAGATGATTACTTTTTGTTCTTAGGTCGTGTCTATGATGGTAAAGGTGTTAATATCTGTGTTCAAGCAACAGAGGCAATTGGTGCAAAACTTATTATTGCTGGACAAAATAGTCTGAAAGAAATGGGTTATGCAGAAACACCAAGTCATGTTACTGAAATTGGTTATGCTGATATTGAAACTCGTAAGAGACTAATGTCAAGAGCAAAAGGTGCATTTGTTGCATCTTTGTATAATGAACCATTTGGTGGAGTTCAAGCAGAATGTTTGTTCTCTGGAACACCAACAATCACCACAGATTGGGGCAGTTTTACTGAGAATAATATACATGGTGTAACTGGATATCGTTGCAGAACTTTTGAACACTTCACATGGGCAGCAAAGAACATTGATAGAATTGATCCAAAGGCCTGTAGAGACTTTGCGGTTAACAACTTTTCACTGGATGTTGTTGCAAGAAAGTATGAAGAATACTTCCAGTCTGTATTGAATGTCTATACAGGTCAAGGATGGTACGAAACAAACGATGAAAGAAAGGAATTGGACTGGTTAACCAAATATTATCCTCATAAATAGAAGATAATAAGAACAAGCGGAAGTGAACCTTGGCAAATCAGAACAATTTCGTTGTCAAAAACGGATTAACCGTTGGCACAACAGCAGTAATCAATTCATCAGGTGCATGGGTAGGTCCCAATAGTGGTTTAGTTGGTGCAACAGGCGCAACTGGACCTACAGGTGCCACAGGTCCAACTGGTGCAACAGGACCTACTGGTAGTACTGGACCCACAGGACCAACTGGACCAACAGGCAGCACTGGTCCTACAGGACCCACAGGCGGTCAAGGTGCAACAGGCGTAACAGGACCAACAGGTCCTACTGGACCAACAGGCCCAACAGGAAGTACTGGACCACAAGGCGCTACAGGTGTAACTGGACCAACAGGTCCTACAGGTCCAGGTGGACCAACAGGACCAACAGGCGCTACTGGTCCTACAGGACCAACAGGTGGCCAAGGTGCCACAGGTGTTACAGGTCCTACTGGACCATACGGACCAACAGGTCCCACTGGACCTACAGGACCTACAGGACCCACAGGACCAGTTGGTGCCACAGGTTCAACAATCTTCTCACTGAATGGTTCAATTGCTTACTATTCACCAACAGTATCAATAGGAACGTCTTCACAATTAAATAATTCTGCTTTAAGTATTGCAGATAGTTCAGCAAAAACTTCTGTCGGATATCCATTATCTTTTGGAACACAAACTGGTGGTTCAAACGATTTTCAATTGATATTTACAAGAAGTGCATCCGGTAGTGGTGCTTACCATTACATTCAATCTGTTGAACAAGGCATAGCATACCGAAATCTATCATTACAACCAAATGGTGGTTATGTTGGTGTTGGCACAACAACTCCTTACCAAAAATTAGTTGTAAATCAAGGAGCAAGTGGTACAAACCAAGGTGTTCCTGCAACATCAGGATCAGGATCCTCACAAAACGGCATATTAGCACTTAATGCTTCATACGGAACTTATGGTGAAGTTTTATGTATGGGTATGAACGTTGCAACAAGTTATGGTTGGATACAAGCAACAAATTATTCCGGTTATAATACAAATTATCCACTTTATTTAAATCCAAATGGTGGTGGTGTCTATACAGGAAGTAGTAATCTTTATTCTGGTACAGGTTATTTTTATGATAACACGAACACAGGTTATTATTTGATACCAAGTGGTACTTCAACACTAAACGTAGTGAACACCGGTTCTATTGGTATCTCTGTTGGTGGCACATTATATTTTAATGGTGTTGTTGGTAACACATACAACTCAGACCCAACATACTTCTCAAGCAGAAATTTAAGAAGTAACAATACATCATTGGACATGTATATTGGTGATGATGGTAGAACAAACCAAGGTGCATCTCTGATACCAGACCAATATGGTTCAGACGGTTCAATTGACCAATTTGCTATACGAACAACAAATCAAACTGGCGGTAACTTTCACTTATTCAATGGTGACGGTGATGCTTTCCATGCCAGACACATAAACGTATATAACACATACTATGATTATTCTAATACAAGTTACTATGTAAAACCAAGTGGTACATCAAATATGGGTTATGTGGTTGCAAACAGTGGCTTGCAAGTTAACAGACAACGTTTGACATTTAGTAGTTCAAATAATGATCCAAATCACTCAATATACAACAACTACAACAACATTGACGGTGAAGGTACCTTTGATGGTGCAAAATGGAATTGTTATGCTGGTCTAAGAGTTCGTGTTGGTAATGCCAGTGGTGCAGTACCAACAGAAGTTTTTAGAGTGGACAACAGCAACAACACTTTTGCATATTATACACTTTATGTTGGTGGCACCTACTATGATAATGCAAATACTGGTTATTATGTAAAACCAAGTAGCACCACCAATCTTTATGCTTTAACAGTAAATGGAAATTATTCTGGTACTTTTGTAACAGGATTTCAAATAGCACTATCTTCCGGTCTAAATGGTTCTTTGGGTATTGCCGCACTTTATAACTTTGATGGTTATAGTGGATCTGTTCCAAACTTTCCAACCGGTTCTTATAACGTTTCAGCGGTTTCTATTGGTAATAGTAGCCGTGGTTTGCAAATTGGTATGGGTTATGACAATTCATCACCTTGGTTTAGAGCAGGTAATGGTGGATGGACTTCATGGTATAGATTTTTAAACACTTGGGCTGATCCATATCCAAGTAACATGAATCAATATGTCCAAACCACAAGTGGTGTTACGTTTGCTTCATTGACAACCACAGGCAATACACAAGTTAATGGAACATTATATGATGGTGGTAATACTGGTTACTATGTAAAACCAAGTAGTACTACCAATCTTTATGCATTAACAGTAAATCAAACAATTTCCGGAAGTATTAGTGGAAATGCAGCCGGTTATTCCACTTATCTTCCAAACGATTACATCGGTGGCCAACAAACTAATCCACAAACATATTTTGGTCAGGGTATTGGTTTAAGAGTTGCAATGACTGGTTTTCCAAATGTATGGAGTGACACACTTTGGATTAACGGTTATGGTGGTGGTGACGTATTGGCCATGTGTGCTTTACATACAATTCGTAATGGTCAACCTAGAATGTGGATTAGTTCACAAAATTCTAATGCAACCAGTTATGGTACAACATATGAATTCCTTACATTAGGTTATAATACTGGCAACACCAATGCAGCATATTTTGGATCATTTTACGACAGCAACAATACTGGTTATTATGTAGCACCAAGTAGTACATCCAACATGAATACGGTTACTGCCACCAATTTCAGAATGGGTAACGCACTCTATCTAGGTGGCAACAACTATTATATCAATAACAATGGAACTTGGTTTGGTACAAATGTAAGTTTTAGAACCACATCAGATTTCCAAGGCCCAATTTATTATGACTCGGATGATACCAACTATTATTCGGATCCATCCAGCTATTCACAGATACGTAATTTGACGTTTGGTAAATATGGTGATCCTTTAGGTTATACTGGTGGTTACTATGACATAAATTTCTATGGTTATCGTGATGTTGGTCAAAATTTTTATGGTGCAAAAATTAGAGGACAACGTGGTAATAGTTGCTGCGGAAGTGGTTCACCATACTTGTGTCAAGGCGTTTTCTTACAATTCTATACATTCCAAGGTTGTGCATCAGGTAATGGTGACTCCAATCTAGGTTTACGAGCAACTTTTGATAACGATTGTTCATTCACAGGTAACATCACTGCATATTCTTCCGATAAGAGATTAAAGACAAACATTCATATAATAGAAAATGCAATGAGTAAAGTAAACCAATTAACAGGTTTTACTTTCAATTGGAACCAAACTGCACACGATTTGGCAGAGTTTGATATGCAAAAGAACCAAGTTGGTGTTTTTGCTCAAGAAGTTGAAGAAGTAATGCCTGAAGCCGTTGCATTGGCACCATTTGATACAGACTTTGAAAATGGTAGAATTTCAAAATCAGGTGAAAATTATCTAACTGTTCAGTATGAAAAATTAGTTCCATTATTAATTGAAGCACTTAAAGAACAAGATAAGAGAATATTGGAATTGGAAAGAAAATTAAATGCTAAGTATTTTTGAAAACACTATACGTTCTTGGAAAATATCGTTATCTCCTAATGAAGAACAAAGAAACCTAGCGAATGAAAGAAAAGTCATTTGCCAGGAATGTGATTCCTGTAAAGAGTTTGACAATAAGATTTTGAAGAAAATTATTGATTACTATTGTAGTGAGTGCAACTGTCCTATAGGCAAAAAGATATATTCAGTTACAGAATCATGTCCTAAAAATAAATGGAGCAAATAATGATGTACGCAAAATTAAAACCTGTAGTTTTGTTAAATAAAACTTTAGATAAATTAGAAGTAAATGTGGTAAGTTATACACTTGGAACATCAAGACCAACTTTAGGTTATAAAATAATTTGTTCCGATGATAGTAGTCTTTCTCAAGGAAACATCAATTTGGATCCAGAAACTTACAGTCAATGGTCAACAAATGATGAAATCATTTTGGAATACGTTGCAAGCCAACTAAATGTGGAAATACTAGAGATAGTGAAACCTAGTAGTAAAACTTCTGAAGATTTTTTAAAAGAAGATCCAAGTTTAGAAACCAGATAAAGTTGCATACTTAGAAGAAAAATTAAATGGCAAATCAGAATAACTTTGTAGTCAAAAATGGTTTGACTGTTGGTACCACAGCAGTCATTAACTCATCTGGTGCATGGGTTGGTCCTAATAGTGGATTGGTGGGTGCAACAGGTGCAACTGGTCCAATTGGTTTGACTGGACCTACAGGACCTACTGGTGCTACAGGTTTGACTGGACCAACAGGACCTACTGGACCTACGGGTAGTACAGGACCTACTGGTGCTACAGGTCCTACTGGACCTACAGGACCTACTGGTGGTCAAGGTGCAACTGGTGTTAATGGACCAACAGGACCAACTGGACCCACAGGACCAACAGGACCTGCTGGTGCAAATGGCGGTCAAGGTGCCACAGGTGTTACTGGACCTACTGGTCCCACTGGACCTACAGGTGCTACTGGTGCATTTTCTGGTACAACATCTTCTGCTGTAACTTTTAGTGGATCACTAACATCATCAGGTGGGTTCTCACAATCTGGTGGTTATGGTTATTTGGGTTCCTTTAATACATATTCTGGCAACCAGACATGGCCAAGTTTTGGTGGAACATCTTTAGCGTTTGGTTGGAATTGGACAGGCGGAAATGCAGAAATGGATATCTGGAATACAGTTAATCCAAGCACATATAACTCAACTGGTATTCGGTTCATACAACAACTCACTTCTAGTACGTACAGAGACTTGATGTTCTTGCGTCAGGATGGTAACGTTGGTATTGGTACAACAAGTCCTGCATCCAAATTCACAGTAAGTGGCACTGCGGCCAGCGGTAATGGTACTGTTCAAACTCTATTAATTGATGGTGCAGGCGGTAACGCTTCATTAACTATCAACAGTGGAGGAACCGGTAACTATGCATATCAAACATTTGCACAAGGTACAACAGCCAAATGGGAATTCGGTGTAACTGGTGATGGTAGTAGTAACTTTTATTTAAACAATACTACACAATCTGGTTATTCAAATGCACCTTTTTTCATTCAACGTTCAAACGGATATGTTGGTATTAATACAACAAGTCCTTCAACATTATTGCATGTTAGCGGTGGTATAGGAAACGTAGCACCACTATTAACACTCACTGGAACTAGCATAGGAAATAGTGGTGGGTTCAACTGGTTATCATCATCAATGGTATCTAGTATGACCAGTGGCACAACTGTAATACATGCTTTTGGTCAAGCAACATCTTCATTAAATTCTGGTTACATTGGTTATGTTTATTCTGGCACATCAGGTTCTACAGCAAATTATGTAACAATTGGTCATTATAATAATGACCACATTTTGAATGTGAATGGTAGCGGTTATGTTGGTATTGGTACAACAAGTCCTAGTTATAGGTTGGATGTTTCCGGTTCCGCCAGATTTACTACAGGTGCATCTAATAGCCTTTATATTGGTCAAGATACCGGCGCAACAAACTATAACTCAATTTCGTTGAATGGCAATACAACCGATTCTGGTAATATGGGTTTAACTGGTGGTGGAACTGGTGATAATACGTTGTATATCAATTCTCCAGGAGGAATAAACTTTAGAACAAACAGTTTTGGTTCCACACCAATGGCTTTGAGTGGTGCCAATGCAATCTTTAATGGTTCAATTTATTATGGCGGCACAGAATACGATAACTCCAATACTGCTTATTATGTAAAAGCAAGTAGCACCTCAGTTCAATACCAATTAACAAATGCCGGCACACTAGGTTCAAACTCATCCAACGCTCGCAATCATTTCACACAATATAATTCTGGTTCATCAGATATTGGTACAGGATGGATTGCTGCGGCATTTGGTGATGCCAATGCAAATAGAACTGTAATTGGTCAATGGACTAACGGATCAATTATTGCTGGCCACAATGGTGCATTATCTTCATGGGCAGATTTAAATATAGGCGGCGCAGCAAACATCAATTTTTGGCCAAATTGTGCAAATGGTGTTTATCCAGGACATGGAAGTGCAAGCGCTTATTTGAATTCTAGTGGAAATTTTTATCTGGCAGGAACCTATTATGATAATGCAAACACCGGATACTATGTAAAACCAAGTGGTACAACCAACCTATATGCGTTAACAGTCAATCAAACTATATCAGGTAATGCATCAACTGCAAATTACTTATATGGCACAAACATTGGTAGAACGGGGTCAAACGGATTCATTTCAACTACAAGTTGGGGTACTACTGATTGGGCAAACCAACCCGTATCAGGTTTGGGCATGACAATCGCCAGTACGCCAGGTTCACCAACAACAAATTATGGTTTCTTTAATAAGTTTGGTAATCGTGACGCTGGTGGTCCTGGTTGGGGCGGCATGTGGATGGAATATGACGGCGGCAGTTTATGGTATGGTGCAACTGTTGTCAGTACAAGTTATGCTGGATGGAAAAAAGTACTTGATACTTCAAATTACGGATCTTATGCTTTACCAATCAGTGGCGGTACCGTATCAGGAAATGCAAACATCTATCGTCTATTGACAGTTAGTGGTGGCCAAACAGGAAGTTATGGTAACGAATTGGTTGTTGGTGCCAGTGCTGTTTCATACTCATTAGAAGATACAAACCTAAGACCAATCATTCAAGGTAATGGTGCATATCCTGTACTGTCATTGAATCATACAGTGACTACAAATGGAAGTCACGGAGCAACAATACAAATGACTTCAAACGGTACAGGTTACCAATTTGTTTATGGTATGACAGGTACTGGTACTGCTGTAACTTGGGGATATTCAAATAGTTCCAATTGGAATCCACACAACGGTATTTCTGGTTACAATGGCACAACATACATGATAGCCAATACATCAGGCAATATTGGTATTGGCGCTTATAAAAATTGGGGTAATTCCGGCAACGGTAGTCCTGGTGCAAGAATTCATTTATCCGTCAACCAAGATTCTGCCGTTCAAGGTATGATTATTGAAAATCAAATGACTGCTGGAGCGGGCAGCAATGGTGTTGCGGTACAAATCTTTAATGATAATTCCAACCACTCTTGGGGCAATTTATTGGAGTTAAGAAATCAACCCGGCAACAGCGGTTCTGATAGACCTAGTATGTCATTTACATCAGCACAGAATACGAGTGTGGGTTGGGGTATTGGTTATTGTTATTATGATGATAACTTCCGTATCAGTCAAAACTTTGGTTATCAATTTGGTGGTTGGGGCACCACCAGAATGTTAATTGATACAGGCGGAAATATCACACACTATCAAAATTATTATCTTGGTGGAACAATGTATGATAATGCAAACACAGCATATTATTTAAAACCAAGTAGTACAGGAACATCTTTACTTGTTGCAGGAAATATACAGTTAACAGCACAGAGTGCATCATGGTCAGAAGGTCTTCGTATCAATGTCCCAAGTTCAAGCACTTGGGGTGGAATTCGTATCACAAGAGGTTCAGGTACAGGTAATTGGGCGATTGGATATACAGCATTAAATTCATCTGACGATTTAACATTTTATGGTGGAACAAATAATCAAATTGAACTTAACTTAGACCAATCTGGAAATTTGGTAGCAAGAGGTAATATTACTGCTTATGGTTCTCCTTCCGATATCAAACTTAAAGAGAATGTAAAGACATTAAATAACTCTTTAGATAAAGTTTTGAAACTCAGGGGTGTGTCATACGATTGGAAAAAAGAGACCAAAGAATATGACATGGTTGGCCTTCGTAGTGACGTTGGTTTCATTGCTAATGAGGTTATGGAAGTTGTACCAGAATTAGTACGTGAGACTGATGGTGTATTATCCCTTAGAGATAAAGGTATCGTTGCACTATTGGTTGAAGCCATCAAAGAACAACAAAAACAAATAGAAGAACTAAGAGATATTATCAATGGCAAATCAAAATAACTTTGTAGTCAAGAATGGCCTAACAGTTGGTACTACTGCGGTTATCAACTCATCTGGTGCATGGGTTGGTCCTAATAGTGGTCTAGTTGGTGCTACAGGTTTGACTGGACCTACTGGACCAACTGGTGCCACAGGAGTTACTGGTCCTACTGGTCCCACAGGACCAACAGGAAGTACAGGTAGTACAGGTCCAACAGGTCCTACTGGACCAACAGGACCAAATGGACCACAAGGTGCAACAGGTATTACTGGACCAACAGGACCAACTGGTGCTCAGGGACCTACTGGACCCACAGGACCTACTGGTGCTACAGGTTTGACTGGACCAACAGGACCTACTGGACCCACAGGACCTACTGGACCTAGTGGACCAACTGGACCAACTGGTGCTACTGGTGCTACTGGTGCATCACCGTTTTCTTTGAATGGCACATCAGCATATTATACAGCAGGTAGTGTTGGTATTGGTACATCAAGTCCTCAAGCAACATTGCACGCCCAATCTGGTTCTTATTCATCAACTCCTCGTGGTGGTGGCAATAGTAGATTTTTGTTTACTATGCCAGGTACAACAGTCGGCACCAACTATTTTGAATTACAAGCAGCAAATACTGCTGATACAAGTATTCTGTTCAGTTCTGGTGCAACCGGCAGTAATTTTGGTATTCTTAGATATGATGCTACAGTGTCTGCAATGTCACTATGGACAAATGCTACACAACAACTGACTATTACATCTGCTGGTAATATGGGACTAGGAACTACCAGTCCAGTTAGTTTTGGCGCAGGCGCAGTCATACAAACCGTTGCAGGAACAACAACCTATGGTGGTTATCTCGGTAGTACCAATAGTGTAACTGTACAAATGTGGGCCAATGAGGGTGGTCTAACTGGTTATCTAGGCACTCGTACAAATCACCCATTGTTATTCACAATTAATAATGCTGAAGTTGGACGTTTTAATACCAGCGGTTATCTTGGTATTGGTACAACAAGTCCTTCCAATAAATTAACTGTATCAAATGGTGGTGCAGTTGGTTTAGAAATTAGTCCTACCGGCGGTTATACTGGACTAGGTGGCGTAGATTTTCTTTCTTATAATAGAAGCGCTTCTGTATATGCCCCTATAGGATTTATTACCAATAGTAATAACAATTCTATGTCCATTTTAACTAACGGTAAGGTTGGTATTAGTACAACAAGTCCAAGCCAATTACTGTCAGTTGCTGGAACAATGTCATCTACAACATATTATGATTATAACAACACCAGTTATTATGCTGTACCAAGTGCTACATCTAATTTTTATATACTGTCACTTAATTCTCAAGGAAGCACACCATTTCTGAATATGCCAGGTGGACCCACATTCAGCAATGTGAATTCAACGAGTAATGACCTTACAATTCGTAACATGAAACAGTTACGTTTTTCGGATTCAAATGCTTATGATTATGACCAGTGGGCTGGTTTGGCTTACCTAAGTGGTTCTGCCGCAATATATCTTGGTGGTGCTGGTGGTGGTCCATTCAATGGAAATAGTGGTAAAACAGTAACCATAAACTTTGTCAGCACTTCTGGTGTTTACAATTCTGGAAGCGAATATATTTCAGGTACATACTATGATAACGCAAATACTGGTTATTATGTAAAACCAAGCAGCACTTCAAATTTGTCAACCGTTTATGTAAACTTTGATGGCACAAATCCAGGAGGCGTCAGACTTATAGCAGCATCAGGTAGTAATGGATGGCCAGTATCAACTGGTTCAACACAAACTTATGGTGCTTTTCGTATACGAGGTGGAGATAATGCTGTTATAGATTTTGGTACAAACAGCGTGAATACATGGATTCAAGCAACAGACCGAGCCGGTTTGAATAATTTGTATCAAATATATTTGAATCCCAATGGTGGAGGAGTTTATACCGGAGCAAGTTTTTATGTTAACGGCACATTTTACGATAATGCAAGCACTGGTTATTATGTAAAACCAAGTAGTACATCAGTATTGAGTGTTTTAAATTTCCCATCGGGTTCACAAACAATCAATACAACAACACCAGGAACAGCATCATATCAGTTAAACTTCACTGGACAATCAAGTGCTGATTATGCTCAAGCAATAACTTGGGGTTGGGGTTCTTCCGGTGCTCAAGCCGGCGTATATGTACAGTCTTCCGGTTCGTATGGTACAAAAATGTACCTTGCAACAACAGACTCTTTTGCAACCGGTTCAAAAACAGCAATGTCTATTGACCACACAGGACTTGTTCAAACAACTAGAAATTATTTTCAAGCTGTTGGATCAGTTAGAGCACCAATATTTTATGATACTGATAACACAAGTTATTACTGTGATCCAAACAGTACATCACAATTTAATACCGTAAACATCAATTATCCATATGTTAATGGACCAATAATAAGACAGGCTGCTGCAACAGGTTGGTTATCAGGAAATTATTCCAGTTCGGAAAGTGGTTCAACAACCGGCGCAATTTATTCTATTGGTGGAAGTTATTATCCAACATCAACATCTTTGAATAATATGTACGGTATTGGGTATGCTAATAGCTTTACCGGCGGTTATGTTAGTAGCGCTTGGGGGTTATATGTTGCTAGTTCCGGTACAATTCGTCATTATCTAGATTCAGATAATGGAGTTGCTTATCATAGTGCTTCTGTCCGGTCACCAATCTTCTATGATTTAGACGATACAACTTTTTACTTGGATCCAAATTCAACAGGACAATCACTTAGAGTTGGCGGCCACGTTTGGTTAGGAAATGTAAATAGTTTTGCAAATCCGGGAGGTTGGAGTAAAACACTGACATTAGATGGAACTATACACGCAAGAATACGTTTCTTGGCTTCAGCATATGGTTCTTACAGTGCAAATGAAATGTATATGTGGCACGATAATAGTGTTACTCCAAATGCAGGTATTGTTGCACCAAATGATTTTTATATTAATGCTTCTTATACAACTTTAGGTGGTTCAGCAAGAGCACCAATATTTTACGATTTGGATAACACAGGATATTATGTGGATCCATCACCAGGTTCAAATGGTATATCTGCAAACTTCCAAGGTCGTGTAGTTATTGGTACATTCAACAATAGTCAAACTAATAGTGGTGAGGCTTGGTTTGGAAGAGCATCAGATAGAAATGCTGGAACATTTACAATACAGTTGGGTGGAGGTTCTTCTTCTAGCAGAAAATTTGAAATTGTTGATTATGCTTGGTCGGTTGTTTTGTTTTCCGCTGACAGTGGTGGTAATGTAACTGCATCAAGTAACATTACTGCTTATTCCGACCTAAGACTAAAAGAAAATGTTCAAGTAATACCAAATGCTTTAGAAAAAGTTCAAAAAATTCGTGGTGTTACATATACAAGAAATGACACTGAAGATAAAAATACCAGATATGCTGGTGTTATCGCTCAGGAAGTAAAAGAAGTTTTACCTGAGGTTGTGATGGGTTCTGAAGAAACTCAATACTCAGTAGCATACGGCAACATGGTTGGTCTACTAATTGAAGCCATCAAAGAACAACAAGCAATAATTGACTCACAAGAGGCAAGATTGCAAAGACTTGAAGAACTACTTAAAAAATGACCTATATAATCCTTTAAACCGCCAACATTTTAGGAGAAAATAATGGCTACAGTAAACACACTTGCATCACTTGCAAATTCAGAATGGACCTACTCTAATACCATCACTGGTCTTAAAGTACAAAACATCAAAGGTCCAGATGGTAACGACTATGCAAACACAGTTGTTCAAACCTATTGGACATACTCTGCAACAACACCAGACGGTCACACCGGTACTTTCAACGGTGCAACACCTTTCACTTTGGGTAATGTTCATTCAAACACATACTCATTCACACCATTCAGTGATTTGGAAGAAGCAAACGTACTATCTTGGATTATCAATTCAATTTCTGGTTCGTATGCTGACCATATCAATGAAAAGATTGTTGAACAAATTAACAATCAAATCAACGTAATTTCTGAACCAGGTCTACCTTGGGCTCCAGCAAATACTGCAAATACACCTGCATAAATACATAGTCACATCATTAATATAGGAGAAACTTGACATGACAGACCAAGCACAACAAGCACAACCACAACAACAAGACGTAGATTTGACCTTCAAATTGAGTTTTGTAAATGCATTGATTCAATCTTTGGATGAAATCCCACACAAGTGGAGTCGCCCAATTATTGATGCACTAGGACGTGCTGCGAATGAACAGTTGCAAGGAATGCAACAAGCCCAACAACCAGACGGTCCTTTGGGAAGCAAAGTCATTCAGTAAACCACGATTTCTCCTATTAGATAAATAGGGTATAATAGGAGATTTCTAATGGCAACAATAACTAATAGACAAGACTTTAAAGACTATTGTCTACGTAGACTTGGTGCACCAGTTATTAACATTAACGTGGATGACACTCAGGTTGAAGACCGTGTAGACGATGCAATTCAATAT